TCATTGAGTGACGCTGCAACGGAACTTGGCACAATCTTGTTGCCATACTTCAAACAGTTCATCATCTATGTGAATCAAAACATCATTCCTGGTGTGTTGCTGTTTGCCAGAACGCTTGGCACAGAAGGGCTTGGCAATGCGTTGGCTGTTGCTGCTGCTGCGATGGGGGATTTCGGTATTTCCGCAATCAACACTTTAGAAAATATGTATGTCGGTATGTTGCAGTTCACTGCTGGTGTAGCCAAGACCGTTCGTATTCTTGCCGATGGTATCGCTCTTGGTGCGGTAGCTGCTAAAAACCCACTGCTTGCTGCTCAAGCCCTTGCCGCAGCCATCGCTGCTTCAAACATCCAAGAAGCAGCAGAGGAAGCGATGGAGGGTGCTGGTGCATTGTTTGACAGGTTCCGCATCAGAGTCGGCAATGCTGCTCTTGCATTGAACGCATTCAAGAACATCAACCCTGTAGTCGATTCATTTGACAAGGTTGGAAACAAAGTGTTGAAGGTTGTTGTTCCGGCAATGACTGAGGCTGAGAAGGCTGCTGCTGCTTTGGCTGCTCAACTGGCTGGTGGTAGTGGCACTGGTGCCGGTGGTGTGGCTAAGGCTGTGAAGACAGCTGTTGAGAAGTTGAAGATGTACACAGATGCGTTGAAGGGTTCCAACTCTGCACAGAAGTCGTTCACTCAAGCGCAGAAGGCTTCGGTCAAGGCTGGACAGTCTTTGATGGCTGCGAACAAGGGTGTGGTTGATGCGCAGGCTGCGTTGGATCAGGCTGTGGCTGGGTTCGGTGCTGATTCACCGCAGGCTAAGAAGGCTGCGTTGGAGTTGGCTCAGGCTCAGCGTGGGTTGGAACGTGCTGGGTACAACGTGGAAGGTTCATTGTTTGCGATTGCCAATGCTGAGGATGCGTTGAAGAAGGTTCGTGCTGATCCTGAGTCAACACCTCAAGCAATTCGTGAGGCTGAGATTGCGTTGGCTGAGGCGAAGTTGTCGAGTGCTGATGCGATTGATCAGCAGGCTGAAGCAACTAACAATTTGTCTACGGCTACAGATTTGTTGAATGAAGCGATCTTTGGTGTGTCAGTTGGTTCGGTGATATTCAAAGAGTTGTCGGATGCTGTGACTGAGGCTAAGGAAAGGCAAGCTGATGCTGCTGAGGCTTTGGCTGATGCCGTCACTGCTGAGGCTGAAGCACAGGAAAGGTACAACGAGGCACTTGAAAAACTTATTGAGTTGATGAAGTTGTATCCGAAGGTGTTGGGTGGTATGCCTAATCCAGTGGGTGTTGTGGCTGGGACTATCCCTGTAACGGTCACGGGTGGAACAGGTACTGGTCGTCCGGAGCAGGGTGTTGGTGGATTCAATGTAGTTGTGCAGGCTGGAATTGTTTCGTCACCTGATCAGATCGCACAAGAGTTGGCTGACTTGTCAGCGCGCTACGCAAAACTGAATGGTGGTAACGGTTTCTTCGGTAGTGGTGTCTGATGGCTAAGGCTGCGAAGTGGGGTTCAACATACAAGGTGTTGCTCGATGTTGGATTCTTGGTTGATGCGTTCACATTGGATTCAAGCGTGTTGGATGGTACTGATGTGTTGGATGGTTCAACAGACTTTGTTGATGTCACTGAGTATGTAACGAACATCAATATCAATCGTGGCCGTTCAACTCAACTTGATTCGTTCCCTTCATCGAACTGCACCATCTCTGCTGATGATCGTGCAGCTGCACGATACTTTGATCCACTGAACACAGACTCCCAGTGGTATTCAGGTGGCACTGTTGGTATCGCACCACGACGCAAGTTTGAGGTGTATGGCGGTACAGCCGGAACGACAGCAATGTTCACAGGGTTTGTGTACGACTTGAACATTGACTATGCGGAACCGAACTTGTCAACAGCAACAATCGTTGCCACTGATGCACTCGGTCAACTTGGTCAAACTGTGTTGACAGCATTCAACCCTTCATCACAGCTCACGTCTGCGCGTGTGTCAGCAATCTTGGATCGTCCTGAGGTTGCGTTCTCAACTGCGTTGCGGAACATTGAGACTGGCGTTGCGACGTGTGGAACGGTTGCGTATGACGATGCGACGAATGCACTCACCGCGTTGCAGGATGTGGCAACGGCTGAGGGTGGGCGTTTGTTTGTTGATCGTTCTGGGTTGGTGTCGTTTGATGCTCGGATTGCTTTGTCGTTTGGGACGGCTGTGGCTTCGTTTGGTGGTACGGCTGGGATTCCGATTCAGTCGTTGGCGAATCAGTATGGTGCTGAGACAGTTTTGAATCGGGTCACGGTTCAGATCGACGGTGGTACTGCTTCTAGTGTTGCGTCTGGTACAGCGTCGCAGGCTGAGTATGGGATCAAGGCGTTGTCGTTGACTGGTGTTCCGTTGGCCACTGATGCTGCTGGGTCTGCGTTGGCGTTGTCGTTGTTGTCACGGTTTCAGGAACCTGTGGTTCGGTTCTCGGAGATGGATGTGTTGTTGAATGCGTTGACTACAGCACAACAAGCACAGATGGCAGGGCTAGAGATTGGTGACATTCTGTCGGTCAGCAAACAATTCTCCACCGGTACCCCCAGCCTCGTCACACAGAATGTGGTTGTCGAATCCATTCGGCACACAGTCAACCCGTCAACACATCGCGTCACCATCGGATTAGGTCAAGTCCAACTTGTACTACCATTCATCCTGGACACCTCAGCCCTCGACGACACCGACTTCGCACTACAATAGGAGCATCATGGCAACACCATTCCCCTTCGGTTCTGGCAATACCCTCCTGGCATCGCAGCTCAACGCAATCACCACTTTGCCAATCAACGACCAGACCGCCTCATACGTCGCGCTCGTAGGTGATGTCGGGAAACGCATCGTGATGAATGTCGGATCGGGAAATACTGTCACAATCAACAACTCGGTCTTCGGTGTCGGCGATGAGATATTCATTGCCAACAAAGGTGCAGGCGCAACCACAGTCACAGCCGGTGCAGGCGTAACAATCAACACGGCAGGTTCGTTAGTTTTGGCTCAACACGCAGGTGGCACACTCGTCTTCGCAAGTGCTAGTTCTGCCACCTTCTTCCCTACTTCTGGGACAAGCATCACTTCTGCAATTTTCAACGAAACTCAAGCAAGCAACACCAACGGCGGTTCAAGCGTTGCAACAACATTCACGAAACGCACATTGAACACAACACTCGTGAACAACATCACGGGCTGTTCCATTGCGTCTAGCGTGATTACTTTGCCAGCAGGCTCATACATTGTGAGAGCATCCGCGCCATCGTATGAAAGCACATTCTTCAAGATCAGATTGCAAAACACAACAGATTCCTCAACCGCTGTACTGGGAACATCAGAGTACGAAGGCTCAAGTGCGGTGCAAACTAGCGGAATCTTGTCTGGCTTCTTTACAATTGCAGGCAACAAAAACTTTGAGTTACAACATTATGTGACGGCTGCGCGCGCAAACGTGGGTTTTGGTAATCCAACAAACATTGCCAGTGTGAGCGAAGTGTATTCAACAATACAAATTGACAAGGTTGCATGATGCCTACATCGACACCAACACCGCAAGAGATCAATGCACAGATCGGGAACGCCACACGCGAACTCGCACCTGGCACAACATGGAAATACAACGAACCTGGCGACGGCTACTACTGTCTTGAGTGGATGGATGACCCAGCGTTGCAACCGACTGAGGTTGCGACAATGGCCAAAGCAACCGAGTTCGCAGCCAACCCACCAAGATAAGTCAGACAACTAATGTGGCTCGTCATTCGCGTTGGCTGATTGTTGCTCCTGCGCTTCTAGCCTCGATCTTTAGTTTCATTCCGTCAGCGTCAGCTGAACCAGCACCAGGGTTGTTCACGTCGTATTACACGATTGATGAGATACCTCCTGTGATGTCTGACAGTGAGTATCCGTTGTGTGGTTCTGAGGTTGAGAACAACATCAATCGTTCGTATGACGGTGAGCCGTATCTAGATTGCACAGGTGATCTGTTCATGGTTCGCATGACTGGGTTCATCACGATCCCTGAACACAACACGATTGAGTTCTGGTTGGCTTCTGATGATGGTGGCCGTATCAGTATTGGTGGGAATGAGTGGGGCAACTGGGGTGATCAGGGTTGCAGTTGGATGGAGTCTGGGCAGATAGACATTAGTGCAGGCAGTCAACCGCTCGACTTGTGGATGTACGAGAACGGTGGCTCGACGTGTGTGATGCTTGCTTGGAATATCAACAATGAGGGATGGTCAATCGTTCCGGATGAAGCGTTCACAACCAATGGTGAATTGACTACGACTACGACCAGCACCACTACGACCAGCACCACTACGACAACTATCCCTCAGACAACGACAACTATCCCTCAGACAACGACAACTATCCCTCAGACAACTACAAGCAGCACGACTACGACTACAAGTTCAACGACTACTTCTTCGTCGACCACAACTTCAACAACAAGTACAACATCGACACAGCCACCACCGCCTGAAACGGTGCCTCCACCACCCACAACAATGCCAGCCCCACCACCGACAATCCCTGAGCCACCACCCACCCTGCCATTCGTACTACAACCATTATTCCCTCCCATCCCAAGCACAATGCCTGAACCACCGCCAACCCTACCGACAATCCCACTCCCCCCAGACACAATGCCCCCACCCCCAGACACCCAGCCCTTGCCACCAGATACCCCACCAGACGCACCACAAGCCCCTGAGACAAGCGAACCCCCCAAGAAGGCAGAACTCCCACCCATCAGCGATGAGGCTGTAGTCAAAGCCCTAGTCAACATCGACCAAGCAACACCAACAGAAGTCAAAGCCATCGTCACCGAGCTGCTCGCCTTCGCCCTCACCACCGACCAAGCCGTCTCCGTTGCATCTGAACCGGCAGTGCTGGAAGTGTTGACAAACGCTGAAGCGGAACAAGTATTTGAGCAGGTCGCGGTTGAAGAACTGTCAACGGAGC